TCTGGTTTGACATTTGGTGCTGATAGCGGTGATCGTTACATGCAAGGAAGTGGTCAGAACATCACTTACAACTTTGCCTTCAGTTCTATGGTGACCCGTGAAACTGGTAAGGTGGAATTGATTCACTTGAAAGAGTTGGATTTGCCACAGTCTAATTTGGAATTTGGTCAGAATAAGAAAAGCACACCTGTATTCATGGTGTTTGATGTATCTCCTTCTAGTGATGGTTCTTTAGTGAACAACATGCGTGAAGTGAGAATGCAAGGTGCTCCTTCTATGACTTGGGGATATATTGATGGTACTCGTCACCACCTTGGTTTTGCAAAATCTCAAGGAATGAGTTCTGCTAACAAGTTCCCTGGATATGAAATCTGGATGAAAGATCGTTGTGATGTATTCATCGAAGATTTATCTCGCACAGTGTTAATTGAGGAAATACCTCAGTTCTAATTAAAATACGAAGAATTCTTTCCCTCCACAATGCTGAGTGTGGAGGGAATTCTTCAAAAGCCTACATAATTCTAATGTAGAATGTTAGTTTTGTAAACTAAACGCTGGTGGTTCAAGTCCATCTGTAGGCTCATAAAATATGAAACTAAATATTTGTAAAAACTGCAATAAAGAATATATAGTAGGAAAAAGTTCTTTAGGTATTTATTGTAGCAACAAATGTCAAGGAGAGTTAAGATATAAAACATCAGTAACCTTATGGTTGTCTGGGGAATTAAAAGGTTGGTCAGGAAAAACTAGATTATTAAGTCATTTTGTAAGAAAATGGTTAAAAGAAACTAGAGGATCAGCTTGTTGTAAATGTGGGTGGGATAAAAAACATCCAACTGACAACAACAGCTTAACAGAAATAAATCATATTGATGGAAATGCAGAGAATTGCATTCCAGAAAATTTAGAAATATTATGTCCTAATTGTCATTCTTTAACTTCTAACTTTAGAAATAGAAATAAAGACTCAAAAAGGAACAGAAAATAAATTAAAAATAAACCATAACTACATTCTAACATATGACAAAGATCGGTAAGATTTCAACGATTAAAAAAGAGTACACCTCTTCTAATCTTCAAACAATGCAAACCAGCTTAGTTTCTAAAGGTATGACAAGGATTCCTGGAACAGGAGTTTTTAAATATCCTTACAAAGAGCAAGATGGCTTCTATAGAACAGGACTAGATCCTAATGCTGCTTATATTAAACGTATAGCAGATGAAGTTGAGAGAAATGTTGAAAAAGATAGAGTGACAGCTCTTCGTAAGAAATTAGAAGATCATTTGGGTGTTGACCTTGGACCTCGTTCAGATTTCTGGAATTATGCTCATTCAACTTCTACAGATGACACCAGACATGTGCAGCCTGTAAAATTGAAAGATGGGGATAATTATTTTGACCTATCTGTCCCTATGCAGGAACTTGCATATTCATGGCTGAGAGTTCATCCTACAATTGCTTCCTCTTACCAAGCATGGGAAAGAGGGGAATTTCCAGCAGAAACACAGTTTTATGTGGCTGATGACGAAATTGAAAATCAGGTGATTTACAAGAAAAAACAATTGATTAATAAAGCAATTGTTAAGTTTGATGGAATGACTTTTGAAAAGAAAAGAAAAGTGGCCCGTCAGCTTGGTTTAGCAGTGGATGAAAATACCAAAGAAGAAGTAGTTTACAATCTTGTAGATAATCTGTTGAAACAGACAGAATTCAAGAATGGTAAACACCAGGGTTTGAATCCTGTAACCACTTTCCATAAGTATGCAGATATGAAGGAATCTTTGCTCCACATAAGAGATTTGATTTCACAGGCTATTGCTTACAACATTTACAGAAAAAGAAATGGTGGTAAGATTTATAAAGGTGATTTTGAGGTAGCTAAAGATGAGGATGCATTAGTGCTCTATCTATTAGATGACACTCATCAGGAAGATCTGATAATGTTAGAAGAAGAAGTGAAAACTAAAAAATTAATTGCCGTATGATATTAGTAGATAGTTTATTGTACAAAATAGATCAAAAATTAAATAAACTATCCTCCAACGATCATCAAGCGATTCAATTAGAAGATAAAATATTAGCTTTAAATGAGGCTCAAATAAAGCTAATAAAACAAAAGGTGGATGGTTTTAGCACACCTACAAGAATGGGGATGGATGCTTTTAAAAAGCGTTATGAAGATCTCCAGAACTTAGTAGTAAATTATGATCATCAACCTTTGGACTTAGCAGAAAAAGACAAGAATATAAATCAATATTATGCGTCTCTTTCTTCCTTGTCCCCCACATACATGTTCTATGTTGACAGCTACCTTTTGGCAACAAAAGGAAAATGTAAAGATAGAAAGATATGGATTAATAGGGACTTATTAAAACATGGAGATTTACAATTTGCGTTAAACAACGACCATTATAAACCTTCATTTGAATATCAGGAAACCTTTAATTCTCTCTCTTCGGAAGAGATTTATGTGTACACTGATGGGACTTTTACCCCCTCTAAAATATATATTTCATACCTACGTTATCCAAATTATATAGATAAAGCAGGATATGTTAAGTTAGATGGATCTGATTCAGTAGATCAAAACTGTGAATTAGAACCATATTTAGAGGATGAACTATTAGATTTAACCGTATTAAACCTTGCAGAATACACAGAAAACACTTCTGCTGCACAAGGAGCAATACAAAGAATACAAACAAACGAATAAACTTTTAACAATTTAAATAAACAATAATGATAACAGATGCATTAACCACCCTGTTTGTAGTACCAGTAGGAAATACACTCCCTAGCTCTGGCTCTACGCAAGATTTAACAGCAGGACAATTTGGTATTTTCAGACCTAATTACAGTGTAGCCACTTCAGCTAACATTGATGACGCAGGTATTAAATACTTTTACTTAGCTCAAGGGAGAACAAACACTTATTTGCAAGCAAGTAAACGCTCAGATAAAATTGCTGGATCATTGCAAAATGCAGGTGTAAACCCCACCAATGTAACAGATTTTCGTAAAGTGGTTGGTTGTTCAACACCAGCAACACAGGTAACAGATGTATCTGGTTTTAGTGTAAAATGTGGTGAAATTGTCACTTTGACATTGAGAGCCTTCTCATCTTATATTAACACATTGTATTTCAATGGTTTCACTCGCTCAGTGACAGTACAAGCTCCTTGTTGTGATTGTGGTGCTGATCCTTGTGATACAGTAGATGTACCTGCTTTGATTGATTCACTCATCTTGGCATTGCAAACTGCTGCTCCTGGTGTCAACCCTGACAACATCTCTTTCAATACTTTCTACCAATTCCAACGTGTAGGAAATGATGCAAATGCCATCCTTCGTATCTCTGGTAAAGCTTTGACAGCTTACGGTGTACCTTGTGATGTTGCAGCTTTCCCTCAAGAATATGACAGAATGTACTTCCGTACATGGGTGATTACAGGTCCTGCTACCACTGTGGATTTCATTGTAGACGATGCTTGTGAAACTGTAGCAACAGCTACCATCACACAACGTTCTTCTTATGCCACTGGTACTTCGACAGAGATTAAACAACTTGAAAAGAACTACTACAGCTATCAGGCTGGATATTTGAAGCACCTTTACAGAATGGCTGGTTATAACCAGAATTTTGAATCATGGGTGACCGATGGTACAATTTATGACACCTTCTACATTCGCTTTACTCCATATGATAAATCAGAATATAGCTGGGGTGATTATATCCATGAAGAGTCCACAGTGATTATTGCCTGTGGTCAGTCACAAACTGCTGGAATTGAGGCCATCTTAGAAGCTGCTCTTGGTACAGTTGATGCTGATAACACTTGCTTGACTACGACATCCACTACAACCACTGTATGGGCTACTACGTCAACAACCTCAACATTGATTCCTTAATAGTATAGTCTAAATAATTCTCAGAAAGGGGAGGGAGTAAAAAACTTCCTTCCCTTTTTTATTTAAAATAAATAAAATGGCAGATTTAAGTTTAGATATATTAGTTATTCCCACTTATAATACAAAAACATTAGGAGTGGCAGATAATTCCACATATCCAGATAGTCCTGCTGTACAATCTCCTACAATGGAGATAACAGTTCCAGGTTTTGGAATGGTAAGTATTCCTTTTATTCCCAACGATTTTAATGTTTACAATTCCTCTTCCCTAGAGCTTACGGCTGTAGGAGAAGATTTAATTCCTATTCCAGATGGTGTGTACACTCTTACATATTCTGTAGCTCCAGCATATGCTAATTATGTAACGAAAAACATCATTAGAGTGGAACAATTACAGGAAAGATTTGATGAGGCTTTTATGAAGCTTGATATGATGGAATGTGATGGAGCTATTAAAAAACAATCTAAAGTGGAGCTCAGTAGTATATATTTCCTTATACAAGGAGCTATTTCTGCTGCAAATAATTGTGCAATAGATGTTTCTAATAAACTCTATTTACAGGCAAGTAGACAATTAGAAAGATTTATCAACAATAATTGTGGTTGTTCTGGAACTAATTATATAACAAATTTCGTTTAATATGAAATGCATAGATTGTGGAACCCCTGCTTCTTGTAGTTGTCAATTGACACATGGTAGATGTTCTGCTTGTAATTACAAATACAAACAAAGTTTAAAAAATGTTAAATCCTAGACTGACAAATTGTGTAGATTGCACAACAATACCTGCCTTATTGTCAGATATTGATTGTAAAATGACAGAGTTGGCTAAAAACCAATATAACAATATTGTATTTAGTTTAGGGAGAAATATCAAACCTGATGTAATGTCAGATTTGTTAAATTATAAAAGAATTCTACAATACAAATATTGTAATTCAGAATACGCAGATGGCTACACTGTTGAAAATATAGCCAGTAGAATCAAACTTTTAATTCATAAATAATAAAAAATGGCCAATTGCTCAAATTGCTATAATGGATGTACAGAAATAGTTTCTGATAAGTGTGTAAAATACACAGGGGTAGATGTTCCTGCATTAGGAATATTGAAAGGAGACTCTTTATCGTATGTAGAACAAGCTCTTATTACCTTCCTTACAGCTACAATGAATGGTAGTGGTATTACCATCACCTTAGATGACGAAGATTATTGTAATTTAGTAAGTCAATATCTTTTAGAGTGTAGTACAGTGACAGCTTTGGATTTGTTCAAGGCTTTAGTAAAAGCTGCTTGCGATTTACAAGGGCAAGTGGATGCTGTAGTGGCAGATGTGGCTACAATAGAAGCAAATTATACAATAGATTGCTTGACAGGAGTAACTGCTGGAGATGGTACACATGCTATTGTACAGGCCATTATTACTAAACTTTGTGCAATAGATGTCTCATTAACAGCTTTGGCTTTAGATGTAGACACAAATTATGTTAAAATATCTGATATAAATTCCTATATAGCTGCCTATATTGCTAGTACAGCAAGTGCTACAAGATATAGCTCAAGAATGGTTCCTTATAGCATTCTTCCTTATTATGGCTCATTAAGCTATTTTGATGTCACAGGTGCTGGACTTCCTTCTACAGAATGGGAAAATATTTATCTTTGTAATGGTTCAAACTTTACCCCAGATCTTAGAGGTAGAGGACTTGTAGGAGCCATTTCTGCTGTTCCTGGAGGAGTACTTACTCCTGACGTAAATCCTGGAAGCTCTGCTTTTAACCCCAATTATGCCCTTGGGGATACAGATGGGGATAATAGTGTTACATTAGATGTCACACAAATTCCTTCTCACACCCACGTAGCTACTTCTACAGTGAGCCCTAATCCTCACTCTCATACAATAGATTTAACAGAAAATGCTGCTGGAAACGAAGTTGCTACAGGAGGCAGTGTTCCTGCTGCAACAGATGCTACTTCTACAGTTGATTTAACAGTGTCAACAACTAATGCTGATACAGGGGGTGGACAAGCCCATTCTATTATACAACCTGTAAGGGCTGTTTATTTCATTATGTATATCCCTGCTTAATATAAGAATATGGCAAAATGTGTACCTGGAATGCCTTGTTATGATAATCCTAGCTCTGTAATTGTTTATACAACTTACCCTGCTGGTTGTAGTGGCTGTTATAGCAGTAACAATAATTGTGTAGCTCTTCCTATATCCTCTGCTTATTTGTATTATGGAGGGCCTAATTTACCCTATTCTGGGGTAAACACAGAAGATACGCTTACAGTGGCTTTACAGAAAATAGATGAAAGACTTAGTGACGCTAATATATTTGAGGCTTTTATAGCTGCAATTATAAATGATGCAGAATTAAAAACAAGACTTTGTGAAGAATTATCTGATTGCCCATAAAAGCCCTAAAACTCTCAGTTTTTGGTTTTTCTGAGAGTCTCCCTGTAGGCATTGCTTACAGGGAGTTTTTATTTATAACCAAATTGATTATTTTATATAACAATTTTAGTTATATTAATTTGGTATTTCAGGAATAATATTTGTATCTTTACGTTTAAATCAACTAAAAAGAATAATGATTGAGGAAACCAACCTATTATCCCAATTGCAAGAAATGTTGCATTGGAAGAAATCTAAGAAATTTTATTGCTTAAAACTAAATATTACAGAAGAATATTTGGAAGAGCTATTAAAAGAACTTAAAAACCAAATAAAACCAAACATGAAGGAAGAAACTACAGAAAAGACCACAAGAGTAAATGAAGAAAAAGGTACATTAGAGTCAACACTAGAAATAACATTTGATCCTCAAACCGTAGAGGAACTTGCAAAACTACATAAAATTGATCTGTCTAAATACAAAATTTCAAACTACTGGTCTAAACTAAAGTCAAACGGTAAATTCACTTCTTCCGTATTTGCCACTCTCAGGAAGCCAAAAGACTATAACCCAGAAGATTTTGCTAAATTTCTTGAAAAGTGGGAAGCTAAACCAATTAATTTTGGTTATGATCTTTCAGGTTTTACTTCTGAAAAAGAATGGGTGGATGTAGAATTGAATCTTGCAGACTTCCATTTAGCTAAAAAGACAT